GCCGCCGTAATGCTTCTCTGCTGCTGCGATAAACAATGTTTTTTGTTCATCATTTGCCTTTACGAAACATTCTGTGTCGCACACTTCCTCTTCGCCAAAGGTGTGGTCTTTGTAGTAGTTGATTGTGGTGTTAAACTCTGTGTAATCATCATTTGCCCAGCCGTCGAAGACTGCTATCATTTCGTTGTGAGGGTTGCGTACTACGTCGCCATGCTTAAAGAACTTAGACCAGTCTCGCATTTCACAAGAAGGGAGGAGCATTACTTCTGTGTCTTCAATGTCGGCGTAATAAAAGCCGTTTTCTGTAAAACTTCCAAAGGGAGAGAGCGGGATTTTTGATAACACCTTAATAGGGAAGGTGTTATCAGATACTACTTCTTTAAATTTCACCTCACCAAACAGCGGCGAATACAGCTTTGTGTCTTTTGGCATATCGCGGAGTATTTCCGCAATGTTAATCTTGTTCTCCATTTTCTTGCTCCGTTTTCTCTGTGTTATACTTCATTTTGTAAGCCTGTATCATAGTTTCCTGCGCGCCTATGACTTCTAACGCCTCTCGTAATTCCTTAATTAGTTTTGCGTATATCGAACCTCTGCCGAGAAAGTACCACACCGCCCAAAGAAGGGCGGCATTAATGATTGCTAATACTATTTCCATTGTTATTCGGTTTAATTAGATGATTTGTTTTCTTGCACGTCTGTACTTAGTAATGCAATCGCATCTCTTTTGTACATTTTCCTTACGTTGATTTGTTAAGGCGCACATGCGGAAATCTGTATAAACATTGCGCCCAAACGTCAGATATTCGCAACGTGAGCATTTTGGTTTCTTTTCGTTTGTCATATTATTGTCTTTTTGTTACAATTTCCAGTGCTCCAAGCAAAGTCTTTTCACTAATTCCGTTGCCGGATGCAATGCCATCTTCCTTGATAGAATTGAGAATTTCTTTGAGGCGTGTGGTATCAGAGGTGAGTTGTTCTATGAGGACACTCATTTTCTCGTCTACATTTCTCACATCGTCACGATTGGCGTTTACCGAGGTTAGTATCTTGACGCAACACTCCTCGATATAGTCCTTTAACGTTGCTTCGTGCTCCTTCTTTATCTCCTCGACAACAGCCAACGAACGAATAGGGTATATGGCAAAGTCGCACTTTATTCTGTCATTTGGTGTTTTTTCGTTTCGGATGTGCACATCGCGTAACTCCATGCGACAGCTACCTATCTTTGCAAGATAAACTCCTTCGCCATGTGGGTAATGGTCAAGAAAATAGCGTTCGTTCCCATTAAGGGTTTCGCTTTCTTCAATTACACCCAAAATCGGTATTCTTACTTCTTTTTTCATGAGTTTGCTTTCTTTTGTTTCGCCAGCATACGCTCGTGCGCCCTACGTTCAGCTCGCGTCATGCCGTCCTTTTTGATTTCGTAGACTTCTTTATCCATTGTTTTCATAGGCTAAAGCTTATTATGTTCGTTGTATTTCGCGGAGTTTCCGTGAAGGAACCCTATTGTATAGCCTAACGAACCCACCACAAAGGCGACGTAGGCTACGAGTAATATTATTCCTGTTGTTGTCATTGTTATTTTGTTTTATTGCACCACAAGTCGATTTCGATATATGCTCCTGCCCATATCGCTTCCTCAACTGTTGCGTCAGGATGCTCGCTGAGCCATTTCTGTATTTCGTCTTTCAGTGCCATTTGTTGATGTTTTAGGAGTCCATTCTATACCGAGCCTCGCAAGCGTGCCGTCCTTGTAGGCGTTGTACGCCATCTTCGCTTGCAGGCAGTTGGGGTTTCTGTCAGCAGCTTTGATGGCTGCGAGGAGGTTGTTACGTTGCTGTTCAGCGCGTGTGAACTCTATTTCCTCTCTGTGTCGTTCCGCTTCCAGACGTTCGCTTGCCAAATCGGATTCAGTAATCGTAACCGTCACAGCTTGCGGTTTCGGCTCATTTGGAGTAGCAGTACCGCTCTCTACAAGCCGTGAGAAGTTCTCGGGTTTCAGTAGCCAGTTGAAGTCAGCAACCCATTTTGACGGGTTTTTGCCATTGAGGTAAGGGTCTGCGAGAGCCTTGTCAAGCACCTTCTGTAATGCCTTGTTGTCATTGTTATATTCCGCAAGTCGCTCCTCGATCAGCTTCTTGCGGTACGGGGTGATGTTGAGCACCTTCGCCATTGAGGATTTCGTTTCGTCCACACGGCGATTCCAGTAGGCGACGAGCTTTTCGTAGTCTACCGTTGCGGTCTTTTCCTGCAATACAGGACTTGCCACACCTTTGGGCGCGCTTGTCTTGTGCGTGCTTTTGCTTTTATTACGCTTCGCCCAACGCTTGCGTGCGTTCTCCTTGTTGCGCTCGCAGCGTCTTTTGTATGAGTCGCGTTCCGCGTCCACGTCCGCCTTCAGAAAGGCGAACGCAACACGAACGGCTTGGTCGGCATCCTCGGACAACATCGTGCCGTCGGAAGCGTAAACGAATACGGCCCTCATAAGCTCGCCGAGTTGCATATCGGTCAGCTCCTTGAAGGCTTCCATGTTTGACAAATCGAGGGAAATTCTGTTTTTCATAACAATGACTTTTTATTTAGTTTGTAGGGCAGGGAAGCGACCCTACCCTACTATGATAGCATTTAGGTTGGCTTGCGCCCACAGAACGTACTTGCGAACGTTAAAAGGGCAGTTGGTCAGTTCCTGCGGTCGGTGCAGGCTGTGCTCCTTGCACAGGTGGCTGCGGAAACAAGGTGCCAGGCTGCGGTGTTGGAGGTGGTGTTTGCTGGACACCCGGCTGCTGTGCCGAAGCATGGTTTACGACATTCCATGCTCTGATTTGGTTATACCAACGTCCGTTGTATTCGTGAGCGTCGATGTCGATTGACACTGTGACCATATCGCCCACTTTGAGATTGTATTGTTCGACACGCTCTGCGCCGAACACGTCGAAGGCGATGTTCTTCGGTGTCTGCTCGTTGGTCTGCAACACATAGGTGTTGACCTGCCACGGCTTGCCGGTTGACTGCGACGTGCCGCTCTTGGGAGGCAGAGCCGCTATGATTTTTCCTACTACGTCCATGATAATTTTTAGGATTTTGACTTGTTAATGATTTCTTCCACGAAAGCGTTTGCGAGCTTCACACGCTCTTCGAGTAGCGCGATGTCCTCGTCGTTGCGTGGAATGTTTACGATGTGCATGGGGTTCAGGAGCCACGGCGAATAGGAAACAAAGTCCGTTTCCGTTGCGCCGGTGCAAGCCATCTCTGCCATTGTCTGCCAATAGTATTCGGGCTTGACTTCTTTCAGTGATGCGCCGTCGTGTATCTTATCCACATACATCATGTGGGTTGCGATGTTCGGGCATTTTATCTCCAGGCACTTCAAGTCCGCGCCTCTTACAATGCCGTCGGGCGAGGCTGCGAAGTGCGGTATGGTATCATGCTTGCAGGATGCAACCTCGAACACCTCTACGCCGTTGTTGAGCTTGATGTATGTCTCTCGGGCGTACTGTTCCTGCTCGATGCCGAACTGCATAGCTTTGGAGGTGAAGTTCGTCTGATGAAGATAATCATCAAACACATCATCATCGTTGAGGAAGTCGGGGTTGAATAGGCGTTCTGCGGCTACCTTGTACATGTAGCTCTTTGCCGTTTCGGACCACACCTCATCCTTCTTGCGACCCGACTTCATAAGATTGTGGGCTTCGGAACCTGTGAAATTTCCGAAACGGGAGCGGTACCAGGCGATACTTTTTTGTTCTACATTATCGGTAATCATGCCTTAGCCTCCTTCTTTGCAGCGTTGGCTACTGCGGTTTCGGCTGCTTTGGCTGCGACGTTCTTCTTGTTCTCTTCCTTGCGATACGGCTTCATAAGCTCCTCGACGGTGGTATCGCCGTCTACAAGCGACTGCATTACGCCGCGCAGGAGAGCAATCTGCTCAGCCTTGATTTGGTTGACGGTCTGCTTTCCGCAAATCATTATAACCTCCTCTTCCGTGATGCCGTACTCGTCCTTGAAGTAGTCGATACACTTCTTGCGTGTAGCAATCAGCTTGTCGTTGTCAGAGAGGTCGCCGGTGATGCAGTGCTGCGCCGCCTGGTACACCTTATCGGTAACAGCTTTTGGGATAACAGAGAACACCGCATTGCGGTATGCGATGGCGTTCGCTGCGTTACCTGTAACGGTAATCATATCATCCGAATATCTCTTGCCACTGCTGCCTACGATTGAACGACGAACCTCGAAAGCGGTCGCCACATTGTTTTCCAAGTCCCAACATGTACCACGACTGATAACCTGCTTGTCGGTAATCTGAACAACCTTTGCTTCTGCACGCACATTTCCCCAGTTGGAGACGATTAACTTTGCCAGATGCACGCTCGGGCCGGTGATAGGCTTGCCGCCGCGAGGGAGGGCGTAACCGCAGCTCTGCGCTGTATTTACATCCATAGTCGCCATAGCGATTGAGTTGTTGATGCTTCGTGTAACGTTTCTCGGATATTGCTTTGCGGTTGCCACCTGCGAGTCTACGTTGGCACGCTCTACTGCGTCCAACTGAACGATGTTCTGATCATGCTGCACTTGCAGCACTTCGTATTCGTTATTTTCCATTTGTTATGCTGTTTTTATGATTATTGTTACCTCTCGAACACATCGAGTATCTTTGTTTCTACGAGGCGCTTGATCTCGTATTCAATTGCCGTATTGTAAAACGCGTCTACGACATATCTGCGTGCCGTTTCGATGTTTTTCGCCTGAACAAGGTAGTTGACGTTGTTCTTCTTCTCCTTGCCGGTGCGCTCGCCAAGCGTAATCATTGCGACGGTTGCACGGAAGAACTTGTCATCGTCTTCGACCCCGGAGAAGAACACCTCTCTGTACGGAGCGATTGCGATTTTCTTCACATCGAACTCGCCGCTGCAAAACGGCTACATCTCGTCTGTAATTCTCTGCTCCGCTTCTGCAAAGCTCAATGCGTCCACGGCGTACGCTTCCGTGGTGATATTGTTTTCGTCACCCTTTGAACGCTCGTAGCGTACCGTGGTCTCGTACCACACTGCTGTTTTTGTTCTCATTGCTTTATGTTTTAGTAAATTAGTTACTGATACTTGAAGAAGATAAACCCGAACGCATTTTCATGTATTCGGTTAATACCGAGGTTTCTGTCGATAGCAAGGCAGTATTTCACCAGGTCACACGCTTTCGTGTGCGGCATCTTGATAAACGTCTTGTGCTTCTCTCGGAGTTCCTTAATCTTCTGTATGTGCAGCTCTGCTCGTGTACGAGACTCTGCACTTGCGCCCGACTCTCGTTCTCGGATGCGCTCATATACTTCGCTTATGTTCATTCCTTATGTTTTTAATCATGCCGCCATTCCCACTGACAGCAACAATAGTTTGACTTCGGGTCTCGCTTCGGGTCTTTGCACATCTCGGGCCAGTTGCCCCACATGCAGTCGTGACATCCTTTTGTTCTACCCATGAGCTACATCTCCTTTTTCGTGTTATTGTCATCACAGTCAACGAGGTACTCGACCGCAGCCTGGGTGGCTGCTGCGAATACGACGAGCAAAAGAACTATGATGACCGATGAAAATACAATTCCCATAATAATTTCAGTCGTTTTTAAAAATAGAGGGATTGCAGGGATTTCAACCCTGCTCGGTGTGTTTTGCTCCCAGAGGTTCGGTACATGACAGGCTTGAATTTGTTACAAACATAGATGAAAAGAACCCGTCACTCCTTGCTTGCAGCGTTCATGGCTTACAGGTGCCCATGACACAATCCCAAAGTAATCAAAACAAAAATCTCCAAAAACGGGCGGGACTCACACCCGCAAGCCGTCCTTGTCGGCTTGGTTTTAATGGTTGGTAAATAATGTATGAAGAACTAACTTTGCACTTGCTCAAACGTCAGTCCGCAGGATTTTGTGTAGTAATCTTCCTTGCCGGAGCGTTTCGTCTGTTCGTCGTAATAGAGCGTGAACCTGCCACCTACCTCAATGTCGCGGAAGTAGTTGCGCATATTCACCAGATACCATATCGCCTTGTACGCCTTGGTAGGTCGCATCGCTATGCGCATCTTTGTCTTCTGAGGCATCCCCGACATTACACGAAACCGCTCCATCATCCATGTGCGCTTTTTCGTTTCCATGCTCTTTCGTTTGGCCTCGGGATTTGTCTTGATTGTGTTTGCGATACGCCCCCATGTCTTTTCGAGTATTCGGGCTTTCGTCTCGTCCGTCTGCTGAAGGTTCAGTTTTTTAACCCAATACCAGACGCTGCCGCTGCAAACGCCGTGTCTTGCGGCTATCTCCCCGGCAGAAGAATACGGGTATTCCCGAATTGTTATGTCTTTCAGCCATCCCTTGTGGCTGTAGATGTTCGTTTGCTTCACGTTCGTTTCTTTTTAGTTAAAAAAAATAATGCGTGCTATTCTCGCGAACGGCACACAACTGCTCTTTGAATGAATGAAATTTTCAGTTACATATTCACTAACAATATAAAAAAGAATTAGAAAGCAGGAGGAGGGGCTGGACTCGAACCAGCAAGTAAATGCAATACCATTCTGCACACCCTCCTCTTTTATATAATATGACAAACACTAAATAAAGTCTCTGCCTATTGTTTTCCGCACCTTTATAGACCTCTTTTGCGGTGCGTCGTCTTGCGCAATTCGATTGCGCAGCCTACTGCGTTCCTTTTCGCTTTGCCTGTGCCGGCGATTCAGAGTCCGGCATGGTTCATTCTATCCGCTTTCACGGCTTTCGCTACGTCAGGAGACGTTTTAGCAGGTCTTCCGTTACTCAGCATCCTCGGGCAGCGGTCTTGGATTGTTGGTCTCGCGCCGTCCTATATGCCTTTCTTCTGTGTGTCAATAATTCAAAGAACGTCTTTATTTTGTGGTCGGAAGCGGTGCGACCCGCAAGAACTTTCCGAGGCTCGGGCATTAGGGATTTATTCAGCAAATGGCATCATCCAGAATATTTCAGACAACTGTGCCCTATCCATAGTTCTCAGCACTTCCAATCGTGCGTTCCGACCTTGTTAAACCCGCTTGTCTTCGCAGATTTGCGGGGTTTTATCAAATAATAACAATAAATTTAAATCAACTACAAACTGTTTTCCACCAAAACAACAACAAATTTAAGTCGCGGAGGCGGTTACGACACCGCATCTTGTGGGGCTAACTGCTTATTTAACTTATGACTGACTAATTATGAGCGATTCTATCTATTAACCCTATGAAAAAATCTGACCCTACATGTGCTTACCTCTGCACCACTCCGCGTTGTTTTAAAGCCTGCGACCACCTCGCGACGACCGCAGGTTCGTTTCACGCCTGAAACTTGTTTGTCTAATAATTTAAATTATAACCTATGTATAAAAAACTTCTAAGTGTAGAAAACCGTCTCGCGACGAAGCGATTAAAATATCGCCGAAACAAAAGTTTTTAAAACCATTATTATGAATGTACTATTAACTCTAACATACTCTATTTTTCTCAATGAGCTTATCAATGTCGCGCTTGCGGTAGAACACCGTTGTGCCGACCTTGAAGAACGAGATACGTCCGCTTGAACGAAGGTTTTTGAGGAAGTCCATGCCCACGCCGAGGTACACTTGCGCCTCCTTGTTCGAGAGCCAAATCTTCTCAATCTGTGTTACTGTCGCCTGTTTCATAATCTTGCTTATTTGGTTTATGTTGTGACGGCAGTGCCGTCCGTTACCAGCGTTTCACGTATCCGAGTTCATGTGCTCGTTTGCGGATGAGGTTCTGAATGTCCGAGTCGAGTTCCCACTGAAGGGCACGTCTGACTGTTGCCACCCCTACTCCGCAGTCTTCTGCCAACTTAATTTGGCAGCCTTGCCGAAGTTTTATTCTTTTTCTCTTTGCCATCTCGTTTATAATTGCTACATTTGCATATTAAACATATATTGAGCGTTTTGCGAGCGGTTAGGGTTTGTTTCGCTGCGCTCTGTCAACGATTGCAAAGGTACAAAAAGTCAATGAAATATCAATACTAAATCAAGTTTAAAATTGATTTATTGACATTCTTTTGCATTTATAGTTGACTTTATGTTGATTTATAAATACTCATTAACATATACAACTATGGATGGAAAGATTACTTCTGTTGACAAGGCTGTATCAGAAAGAATGAAGCAGTTCATGGCACACTATGGTTACACCCAGGTTGCTATTGCCGAAGCGTGTAATGTTGACGTATCAACATTGAGCCGTTACATGAACAACAAAAAGCCGTGGTCAAGTAAAATGTTGCAAAAAATTGGCTCGGTCTTCAACGTCGCCTTTCTTTGGCTGCGTGATGGCATCGGCGAGATGTTTGCCGAAGAAAAAGCAATCGGCAAGGCGCAGTTCGCCGCCTTCAACCAGATGCTTGACGCAAATTCAAGCCCTGTGTCGCAAAATGTCATCAGCGGCGATAACTATCAAGGCACGCAGACGATAAACGCAACAGAGGGCAAAATAGCGGCATTAGAGCAAAAGATTGAGGCGCAGGCGCAGTTGCTTGCGGAAAAAGACAAGCTGATAGCAAGTCAGCAGGCGTGGCTTGCCGATAAGGACAAACTGATAACCAGGCAGGAGGCGGAAATAGCCGAACTTCGGGAACGCCTGAAGAAGAACTGA